CGCTTATACTTGCATTAAATGCCTGAGTTTTAGTTGCAGTTGTAGAAACACTAGCATCTGACGTAAACGCACTCTGTGCAACACTAACTGAAAAAGCACCTGATAATGATTTTTCCGATAGCGAAAATACTGAAAGCATTAATTACAACTTATCCATCTCTGCTTTGATTTGTGTCCATGTAATACCAAACTTACTTGCATCATTGCTTAAAATAGAAGTGCCAGTTTCATCGACACCAGTAATTTTATTAAATCTTTCTAAGAATTCTGTTTCATTAGTTGGTGTAGTACCATTAACTACCCAACCATTTATATTTAAATTTTGTAATGCTTCTACAAATTTATTTTTTGTTTCTTTTGTTGGTTCTGACATTAAGCTTTTATCTCCATAACTGTTATACTATGTGTTCCTCTTCCACTAGCAGTACCTTGTGATGGGTGGTTAATATATTGAGTAGAACTATTAGAACTAGCGCCTTGTTGAATCTTATAAGTAAGTTGATTTGCTGAAGGTGCAGTATCTACAAAACTAAAAGATATTGGTGGAGGTAAAACATATGCATTACCAACGGAATAGTCATCACTATTCCAAAAAGCATCATTCCTTATATAATCACTATTTCCATCATCAACACCACCAACAAAATTACTATTTCCACCACCACTTGTTTCTTCTCTACGGAGTCTAAACCCACCATTAGGATTTGAACCATGTCCATACTGTACATAACCAGTAATAAATATCTTGTTACTTGTTGCTGTAGGAGTAATATTAACAGTTAATCCATTAATATTAGTCCAAGCATTAGCACTAGCACTAAAAAGCATTTGTAGATTTGAATGTGCGTGTTGAATTTGTAATATTGAACCACTAGGCATATTAGCTAATGCTAATGCTCCTAACTTTGTAGCTGCTATAGCTGCACTAGCATTAATATCTGCATTTACTATATCTAATGATGCTAATTTAGCTTTAGCTATTGCTGCACTAGAATTAATTTGAGTATTAGTTATAGTATTATCTGTAATACTTGCAGCTGTTATTTTTGATAATGCCATTATTTACTCTCCAATTACTGTTATTCTTGCTAAGCTCATTACCCTATCTTTCCTGTATCTGGGTTAAATGTTTTACCTACATCTGCTAATCCATCTTTCCAAGTTGTTATTTCAGTTTCGCAAAGTTTGTATGCTTCAGAACAATACTTGTCCTTATCCCAACTGCTATCAATAGCTAACCATTTATCTATAACAAATAAATCATTAGTGTCTTCTTTTAATATTCTAAAACCAACAAGTTTTTTAGTAATTATATTTGGGTCAGCAGTTTCATTCCAATCACCAATTTTTTTACCATCTGGTATTGTATCGCCATCAACATAAAGAACCTTAGTTCCTTCATCTCTAAACTTATCTATTTGTACTTTATACGTCATATTTACTCCTTATGCAGTATCATTAAAAGTTGCACCCACACCAACTTTCATTAATTTAAAAGTTTTGCTTGAACCTTCTCTATTTTGAAAAGTAAGTGAATGCGCTCCATCACTGTAAAAAGAAACATTCCCATCACTATTAGAAGATGCAAAACCAATTCCACCAGTTTCAAGATAATTATTAGTTAAAACTGCTGTTTTATTGTAGCCACCATAATAGACACAATTAGAACCAGTAGCAGTTTCATATACATAAAGATGATTTGCTCCACCAGTATGTGTTCCACTTGTAATTGTAATTGATGCATCATCAGCTAATGTAACAGTTCCAAAACTTGTAATATTACCAAAGCCACTTGTATTTTTTTGGATAGATATATCACCAGAACCTTTAATTAAAAATTTTTCAGTAAATGATGCATTATTGTTTCGGCATTCAAAAGAAAAGTCTGCTCCAGTTCCAGTAGCACCTGCATCTGTTTGTCCATTTGATAGTGCTTGTATTCTTGCAGTAGCAGTATTTGCACTTCCTCCAGTAAACATTAAACCACCAATATAGCCACCATTAGAAACGCTTGTACTTGATGTACCAAGAGTTAAAGTTGTTCCAGTTGTACTTGAATTTCTAACAGTTAAATCACCACCAGATGCTAATGTCATTTTTTCGGTAGTGCTTCCTCCACTACCAGTTTCAAAAGAAAGAGACGTATTACTATTAGCATTTTCATACTTAGCTTGTATTTTTGCTGATACACCTTGGGCAGTTCCATCATTTGTATGAAAATTTATTCTTCCACCAATAACACCAGTTTGAACACCACTATCTGCATCAAAGAAAGTTAATGTTGGAGAAGCAAAATAGCTAGTTCCACCTACTTGTAATCCAGTTGTGTTTACTGACCCTCTTACTTTATTTCCAGCTTTAAAATCTATTTGGTCATCTGTACTAGCAACAATAGATGTATCATTGTCAGCATCAAGTATTATGTCGTTACCTTGAACATCAATATCACCACTTGTAGTCAATCCAGTTAAAGTACCAACACTTGTAACATTTGGTTGAGCAGCAGTTCCTAGTGTGCCACTTATAGCACCACTAAATGTACCAGTAGTACCTACTAGCCCACTAGTAAATGTTCCAGATGTAGCAGTTAAAGCCTGATCAGTTGGATGTGAAATACTTTGTACTGCTAACTCATCATATATAATATAAAAGTCATCTGTTCCTGCAACACTACCAGTAGTTGTTAATGTAGTTCCATTAACTGAATAAGCTGTAGTTGGTTCTTGTCGTACATGGTTTATATAAACTGACAAATCATTTGCATGAGATACTGAATGAGTTAAAGTAAAACTTGTACCACTTTGTCCTGTAAGATCTTGTTTTTCCCTAGACGAAAATGCATTTGCTAAAGGGTTTCCTACGTATGGCATATAACCTCCTATGTACTGATTGCATCTACAACAGATACTACCGCGTCTACTGAACTTGCTACATTTGATTTAATATATAATCTATCCCCATTCACTGCAACTATCTTAGCGCCACCATCTATAAGTTCAAGTGACGATCCACTTGGAATAGGCGCATTTTTAATAAGGTAAAAGTTATTACCTCCATTTTGTATATAAGCTTCTACTGTAACTGACTGTGTATGAGTATTTGCTAATCGTATTCCTACAATACAATCAAAGCTATCAAAGTTAGAACCATCAGGAAAGTCTACTGCAGACGTTCCTATGTTCCTTTCTTTATATTGTCTAAAATTCTGTGCCATTATTTTCTCCCTATAATGCTATTGCCATTGCTACTGCAAAACCTTGTGATGCTGCATCAGCGCCATTTATCTTAACTGCAGGTGCTTTAAAAGTTTTATTTACACTAAGTGAATCATCTGCATTTGCATAAGTAAATGTTGCATCTGTATCACTTCCACAATCAATTGTTAAACCACCACCATTAGCAGCTGCTGCATTTGCAGAACCATTTGCAACTGTAATATTTTTATCAGTAACATCTAATGTTTGAGAGTTTACTGTAGTTGTTGTACCATCTACTTGTAGACTTCCTTTAATCTGAACTAAACCTGTATTATTACCTACTACTGCAGGATCAATAACAAATGTAGCTGGACCACGAAGTTCACCAGCAACAGTTAAGTTATTACCTAAACTTACAGCATTACTAAAAGCATTTGTAATTCTAGCATCAGCTCTTGCATTTGTATAATATAAATTAGATCCTTCTGTTAAGTTACCTGTATTATAAGTTGATATAAATGTTACCCATGCAGATCCATTATATACTTTCATTTGTGATGAGCTAGTATCATACCATAAATCACCACTACCTACTGTGCCACCTGAAGGTGCTGAGCCTCCTATAAAATAAGTATTAGCAAAAGCATTTACATTAGTTATATTTGTAGCAACTGTATTAACATTAGCTATATCATCAGCTACATCTTCTATATGACTAATGTTACTAGCTGCAATACCAATATTACTTATAACATTAGTAGCATTTAAAGCAGCCATATTTGAAATAACATTAGTACCGTTTAAGTTAGCCATATGCGTAATAACGTTAGTACCATTAAGATTAGCCATATTCGAAATAACATTAGTACCATTAAGGTTAGCCATATGTGTAATTACATTGGTACCATTTAAGTTAGCCATGTTAGTTACATTAGTACTTGTACCTAAGTTATTCATATGTGTAATAACGTTAGTAGCATTAAGGTTATTCATATTAGTTACATTTTGACCTGTACCTAAAGCTAACATATCAGCTACTGCTTGAGTTGTACCTAATCTTCCTACTTCAGTTGCTTTACCTGAAACAGCTGTTACATCACTATCTATTCCTGCTACTGTTGTAATTTCATTAGATATAGCAAGAACTAATGCAATATCATTTGTAGTTGTAGTAATAGTATTACCCATAGCAGCACCATGTACTGTACAGTAATAACTAGCTGGTTGTGTTCCTGTGCTAGGTACTGCAAAAGTTACTTTAGCACCTGCTTGACCCGCTGTACCAGTTACAGTTACTCCTGTAGTATAAGCATTACCACCACTATCTTTAAATGCAAGTGGATGTCCACTATTA